TAATACCGCTAGCAGTATTTTGTTGACCTCCAACAACACTTGACGCATTTCCACTTGCGGTGTTTAATACTCCCGCTCCAATAAACGAGCCGTATGAACCACTTGCGTTATTACAATAACCCCCACCAATAAATGAATGAGTTCCTCCACTTATAACATTTTGACATCCACCAACGATTGATGAATGAGCAGTTGTTCCTGTATTAAATTGACCACCTAATACAGCCGAATAATTACCTGAAGCAACATTTGAAACATTTTCTCTAACTGATGAACAAGTTCCGGCACCCACAACAAATATACTACTTCCTCCACCACCACCTGATGTTGGGATTAAAAGACCGTTTGTTGATATTCCAACACTACATCCACTAAAACCACTAAAACTACAAACAGATAAATCATTAACAAATGTGGTACACGCTCTATTAGCAGTAATACAAGAACCTACAATCATCGCGTCGGCACAAGAGTTTGTTGTGTTACATTGACCACCTAAAATAGATGAGCGACAACCTGATGCGGTATTACAACGACCATTAACAATCGATGAATAACAACCTGATGCGGTATTACAAAAACCATTTACAACAGATGAAAAATTATTCGATGCGGTATTATAACAACCACCACCAACAAATGAACAAATTCCTGAAGCGGTATTACCACGACCACCTACAACAGATGAAAAATTACATGATGCGGTATTACAACGACCACCACCAATAAATGAATTGTCTCCTGATGCAATATTTAAAAAACCACCAGATATTGTTGAAGTATACCCTGATGCAATATTAGTACTACCTCCACCAACAAATGAACCGAGACATGATGCAGTATTATAAAAACCACCACCAACAAATGAATAAATCCCTGATGCAGTATTACAATAACCACCTACAACAGATGAAAAATCACATGATGCGGTATTATAAACACCACCACCAACAAAGGAAATTTGTCCTGATGAGGTATTATAAAGACCACCACCAACAAATGACCTACAACCTGATGCGGTATTACAATAACCACCTACAACAGATGAATAATTACACGATGCGGTATTTTGACGACCACCTCCAACGAATGAACAAGAACCTGATGCGGTATTATAACGACCACCACCAATAAATGAACTATCTCCTGATGCGGTATTACAACGACCACCACCAACAAATGAACTATCTCCTGATGCGGTATTATAACGACCACCTACAACAGATGAATAATTACACGATGCGGTATTACAATTACCACCTACAACAGATGAATAATTACACGATGCGGTATTATAACGACCACCACCAATAAATGAACTATCTCCTGATGCGACATTACAATAACCATTACCAATAAATGAAAAACGTTCTGACGCGGTATTATATCCACCACCTACAACAGATGAATAATTATACGATGCGGTATTACAACGACCACCTCCAATAAATGAATTATATCCTGAAGCGGTATTACATTGACCACCTACAACAGATGAAAAATTAGATGATGCGGTATTAGAATTACCACCACCAACAAATGAATAACTTCCTGATGTCACATTACCTTGACCACCTCCAATAAATGAACCCTCACAAGATGAAGTATTATCTTTACCACCACCAATAAATGAAATACATCCTGATGCAGTATTGTTAACACCACCACCAATAAATGAGGTACTTCCTGAAACAAGATTATTAGTTCCACCACCAATAAATGAACACACACCTGATGATACATTACAACAACCACCAACAACTGTGGAAGTATCTCCCGATGCAGTATTTATAATACCTCCACCAATAAATGATTTATTCCCTGATGCAGTATTTTTACAACCGCCTCCAATAAATGAACGATTTCCTGATGCAGCATTACCCAAACCACCACCTATTGTCGAATAGTCATTTAATGTGGTGTTATAATAACCACCACCAATAAATGAAGTACACCCTGATGCGGCATTACAACGACCACCTACAACAGATGAATAATTCCCTAATGAGGTATTACAAAAACCACCACCAATAAAGGAATGAGTTCCTCCACTAATAATGTTTTGACAACCACCAACAACCATTGAATAATTTGTTGTTGCTGAATTTGAATACCCTCCTAAAGCACCGGAATTATTTCCTGACGCAAGATTATCAACATCTCTTCTTATTGAAGAATTAACTCCTGTCCCACTAACTATAACAACAAATGGTGACCCACTGATGGCCCCATCAATAGTTGATTTATAAGATGAACCTGCAGGATTTTGAGTCGGGTTATTAGTATCAACAATGTGAATTAATGTTTGACTTGTTGTAAACCCTGATGGTGAATATGTTCTTTCAGTTAATATCATTGTTTTTTTGTTTTATATCATAAATAGTTTGTTATTGGAAATCGAATATTTCAAAGTCCATAAATTCAAAATATTCATAATCTTGAAATTGTTTATATGTTAAAGGTGTTGGAGTTGGTGTTGGACAACTATTATTAACACAAGGATTACCCACATTTATAATAACTCCTGGTTCGGCAGTCGGATTACTACCACAATAATACAGAATAGTGTTAGAGTAAATCGTTTCTGAGGTTATAAGTCCATCACAACGAGTATAACCAATAGTTAAATCTGATAAGGTATTATTAACAAATGTTAAACATAAACAATTACCAGGTGTTGGAGTTGGTGTCGGAGTAGGAGTAGGAGTTGGTGTTGGCGACGGAGGAATACAAGAAATAACTTTAAAATATTCACAATTTTGTGAATCAGTAACAACCAACAATACCTGATTGGCACTACTTAATTGTGGTGGTAATCCCAAATAAAGAGGTAATGTTGGAGTCCCTGTCGCAACAATATAACAATTGGTTTTACTTAAATCACAAATTGAAATATTGTATGGAGCAACTCCGTTTATCGATGTAACTTCAATTAATATCATATGTTTAATTATATTATAAATACACTAAAACATATAATATCAATCATTAAAAATAGCTAAATTACAATACATAACGCATTACCAACCCTATAAACTGAACCAACAGGCAATCCTACACCACTTGTAGGTATATTCATAATCGATAAATTGTTTACAAATGTGGTACACACTCTGTCTGCTGTAATACAAGACCCTACAATCATCGCGTCGGCACAAGTGTTTGTTGTGTTGCATTGACCACCTAAAATTGATGACCTTAAACCTGATGCGGTATTACACAGACCCCCACCAATTGTTGAATTAGGTGCTGATGAATAATTACAATAACCACCTCCGATTGTTGACCAAGAACAAATAGAAAAATTAGAATCTCCACCACCTATAGTTGAGTAACAATCGGACGCGTAATTAAATTTACCACCACCAATTGTTGATGCACAACCAATCGCTGAATTATATAAACCACCACCTATTGTTGTTACATAACATGATGCGGTATTATTACGACCACCACCAATAAATGATTTGTCACCTGATGAAGTATTACAAATACCACCACCAACTGTTGACCAATAAAATGATGATGTATTATAACTACCACCTCCAACAAATGAACAACAACCGGATGAGGTATTCTTACGACCTCCACTAATTGTTGATTGAGGCCCACTAGCGATATTACAAAATCCTCCACCAATAAATGATGTAGTTCCTGATGCAACATTACAAACCCCACCTCCAACAGTTGACAAACAACCTGAAGATAAATTACGACTACCACCACCAATAAATGAAGTACATCCTGATGCGGTGTTACAATATCCACCACCCACAAATGAAAAACAATTACTTGAAGTGTTTCCTGTACCTCCACCTACAAATGAAAAATATCCGGAAGAGGTGTTTTTACAACCACCACCAATTGTTGAAAAATACCCTGATGCGTTATTACAACAACCACCTACAACAGATGAAGTAGTTCCATAAGATATATTACCACGACCACCACCAACAAACGAATAATTACCTGTAGCACAATTACCTACACCTCCGGCAATTGTTGACGCTCTAAATGATGTTGCCGTGTTATTCCAACCCCCCCCGATAGTTGACCAATTTCCTTCGGCAATATTACCTGAACCCCCACCAATTGTTGCTAACCCTGAGATAGCACAAATAACATTACAATAACCACCACCTATTACAGCACCACTTGTTGCGTTTTTACCTCCCGCAAAAATACAATTACACACACCTCCACCAATGAATGAAGTTGTACCTGACACACCATTATAACAACCACCTACAACAGATGAAGCACTACCTGATGCGGTATTACAAAGACCACCTACAACAGATGAATAATTACATGATGCGGTATTAAAAGCACCACCACCAACAAATGAAGCACTTCCTGATGCGGTATTAGATTGACCACCACCAACAAATGAGCGACTTCCTGATGCGGTATTACAAAGACCATTTACAACAGATGAATAATTATATGATGCGGTATTATAACGACCACCTACAACAGATGAATAACAAGCTGATGCGGTATTATAAACACCACCACCAATAGTTGAATAATAATTTGATGCGGTATTATATCGACCACCACCAACAAATGAACTATTTCCTGATGTGGTATTACAAAACCCACCACCAATAAAAGAATTAACTCCTGATGCGGTATTATAAATACCACCCCCAATTGTTGAATAGGTAGATGATGCGATATTTTGACGACCATTACCAACAAATGAAGTAACTCCTGATGCGGTATTACAACGACCACCACCAACAAATGAATTACAACCTGATGCGGTATTAAAAGCACCACCTACAACAGATGAAGTATCTCCTGATGCAGTATTACGATAACCATTACCAATAAATGATTGATTTCCTGAAGCAACATTACAAAAACCATTAACAACAGATGAATATTGTCCTGATGCGGTATTTTGACGACCACCACCAACAAATGAATTACCTCCTGATGCGGTATTATAACGACCACCTACAACAGATGAATAATTATACGATGCGGTATTGAAAAAACCACCTAAAATTGATGACATAATTCCTGATGCGGTATTACAACAACCACCTCCAACGAATGAATTACAACCTGATGCGGTATTACAAACACCACCGCCTATTGTTGAATAATATCCTGATGTGGTATTTCCACGACCACCACCAATTGCTGAAGCAAATCCTGATGAGGTATTAACATAACCATTTCCAATAAATGAATAACCCCCTGACGCAGTATTACAAACACCATTTACAACAGATGCTACTTGTCCTGATGCGGTATTATAACAACCTCCGATAATTATTGAAAAAAAACATGATGCGGTATTAGAAAAACCACCTACAACAGATGAATAATTATTTGATGCGGTATTATAACGACCACCCACAACAGATGAAAAACAACCTGATGCGGTATTATTAAGACCACCTACAACAGATGAGCGTTCTCCTGATGCAGTATTATAAAAACCACCACCAACAAATGAATTACAACCTGATGCGATATTACAACGACCACCACCAACAAATGAGCGACTTCCTGATGCGGTATTACAAAGACCACCACCAATTGTTGAAAAAGTACCTGATGCGGTATTATAACGACCACCACCAATTGTTGAATTATCATCTGATGCGGTATTACAATTACCACCACTAATTGTTGAAAAACAACATAATGCGGTATTACAAAACCCACCACCAATAAATGAACTATCTCCTGATGCGGTATTATATCGACCACCACCAACAAATGAACTATTTGCTGATGCGGTATTACAAACCCCACCACCAATAAATGAACTATCTCCTGATGCGATATTTTGAAAACCAGCTACAACAGATGAATAATTACACGATGCGGTATTACAACAACCACCTACAACAGATGAAATAGCACCTGATGCGGTATTACATAGACCAGCACCAACAAATGAAGCATAATATGATGAGGTATTACAACAACCACCTACAACAGATGAAAAATAATTTGATGCGGTATTATTACGACCACCTACAACAAATGAACAACATCCTGATGCGATATTACAACGACCACCACCAACAGATGAATAATTTGCTGATGCGGTATTACAATAACCACCTACAACAGATGAAATAGCACCTGATGCGTTATTGTATTGACCACTACCAATAAATGAATTACTTCCTGATGCGGTATTAAAACCACCACCACCAATAAATGAATTACAACCTGATGCGATATTACCAAAACCACCAACTATTGTTGCAAAATTACAAGCATTTGTTGCAGTAGATGTATTAATTATAGTTTGACTATTGCAAGAACCAAAATAAATACCAGTTTGTATTAGCGTATAACCACTTCCATAAGTCACACTACATATTTGACCTTTATAAATTTGATTTGTTTGTGAATTTGCACCTACAAAACAATCTCCTATTGTAAAATTTGCTGATTGGTCGCCACTTAAACAAAAACATTGAGAATAAGCACTTCCATAACCATTAAAAATTGTCGTACAAGTAGTTGAGTTTAAAGTTCCACCACCAATAAAACCTGATTCAGATTTGTTAAAATTGACTTTACCCCCACCAATTGTTGAATAGGCAGATGATGCGGTATTAAATTGACCACCACCAACAAATGAATAATTACACGATGCAGTATTACAATAACCACCTACAACAGATGAATAATTTCCTGATGCGGTATTACAACAACCACCTACAACAGATGAATATCGTGCTGATGCGGTATTACAAAAACCACCTACAATAAATGAAAAATAACATGATGCGGTATTATAACGACCACCTACAACAGATGAAAAATCACATGATGCGATATTTTGAACACCAGCTACAACAGATGAATAATTACACGATGCGGTATTAGATTGACCACCTACAACAGATGAAAAATAACCTGATGCGGTATTAGATTGACCACCACCAACAAATGAACTAAGTCCTGATGCGGTATTACAAACACCACCACCAACAAATGAATTATACCCTGATGTGATATTACAAAAACCACCACCAATTGTTGAAAAACAACATAATGCGTTATTGTATTGACCACTACCAATAAATGAATTACTTCCTGATGCGGTGTTACGACAACCACCAGCAATTGTTGAATAAGTAGATGATGCATAATTAAATTGACCACCGCCTATTGTTGATTTATACCCTGATGCGGTATTAAAAGCACCACCACCAATTGTTGAACAAAGTCCTGCGTTATTACCATTACCACCACCAATTGTTGCGTAATTTCCTGATGCGTTATTACAACCACCACCACCTATTGTTGAAAAACTATATGATGCGGTATTATAAATACCACCACCAATTGTTGAATAGGCAGATGATGCGATATTTTGACGACCACCACCAACAAACGAAGTAACTCCTGATGCGGTATTACTAAGACCACCTACAACAGATGAATAATTACACGATGCGGTATTACAACGACCACCACCAACAAACGAAGTAAATCCTGATGCGGTATTAGATTGACCACCACCAACAAACGAAGTAGCTCCTGATGCGGTATTATAACAACCACCTACAACAGATGAAAAATAATCTGATGCGGTATTATAACGACCACCTACAACAGATGAACTATATCCTGATGCGGTATTACAATAACCACCACCAATAAATGAATGGGTTCCTCCACTTATAACATTTTGACATCCACCAACGATTGATGAATGAGCAGTTGTTCCTGTATTAAATTGACCACCTAATACTGCCGAATAATTACCCAACACACATCCGGAACCAATTCTTAAAGTTGAACATGTTCCAGTATCAGCAGTAAAAATTGTATTACCACTACCTCCCGATATTATTTGAGCAACCTCACTCAAAGTAACTTTAAATGAAGAGCCCTCAGGACTTTGAGATGTATCACCTGTTATTACAATATGAATTAAATCATCTAATGTAACTCCACTTGGTGGAAATTGTCGGTCAGTAAGTCTTTGATATATTGGCATTTTTATTTTTTATTTATAAATACTTTAAAAATTATTTAATTTTATTATGGTCCCTCAAATTGATAAATAACAAAGTCCATAAATTGGAAAACATAATCGTCATCAGTATTTTGGAAAATTTTAACATACCCACCAATAGTACAAACAGCAACTTCAAATCTTTCACATCCATTCCCGTCAACCAATAAAACACCAAAGGCAGGAACATTATCAAATTGTTGTGGTAATGTAATAATAATGTTCGGAGGAACTGTTGTATTTATAGTTCCAACTAATACACATTGGTTTTGATAAACATCACAAGCATATAAATTTATTGGTAATGTTCCCCCCGAAATTCCTTGTATTTCTATTTGAGTCATATTAACTTAAACACATAATATCATAATCAATAACCAAATCAACCACAATTTCTTGACCATTCAATGTATCATCACCCCTTGTAGTTTCAATAGTTATTTGATTAGTTAAAGGATTTATTGTAACCCCGCCAACACCAGGAATTGTTAATAATAAATTTCTCACCGTGTCATAATATTGATTGTCGGTTGGAACAACATTTAATGATGTTGTTGTGAAAAATGTTTGGCTAGTTGTCAAATTAAGTGGATTTACAGACACTCTAACGGAAAAAGTTGCACTCACTAAATCACATCTCTCATTACCAAGACTTAAATCGTAAAACCCTTCATTTAACATTTGTAATAAACCAAATTTGGTAGGTGAAGTAATGTTAAATATTTCTGAACCCATCACATAAGTTTGATACGAACTAATATTACCAAAACAACTTATTGTTGCGTTTCTAGTTAACGAACAACCATTACTGTCAACAATTGTTAAACTATAAGTTCCTCCTGTAAGTCCTGATACTTGAATTTGTTGAGGGTTATTTGGAACATTACTCGACCAATAAAAATTGAAAGGAGGAACACCTGAATTTATAAACGCACTTAATTTACCATTATTTCCAACACCACATGATGAACTATATAACGAAAAATCTAATGGAACACTTCCGGTGATAAGAACATTTGATGATTGTTCACATCCTGTAGCATCAGTAACAGTAACTGTATGTGTTCCAGCCGCAATATTATTAAAAGTAACCGCAGTTAGATTGGTATTTAATATATCATAAATCCCATTATCTATCGAATAATTTAGTGGTAATGTAGCTCCGGTACTAACACTTATATTTATTATACCATTTGATTGATTACAAGCGGTGCCAATTGTTGTCGCCGATATAACATATTTATCCTGTGTTAAAATTAACAATTCATCTAAATATGAACAACCCGAACTATCACTTACTCCAACAGAATAAGTCCCACCTGATAAATTTGAAAATACTTGAGCCGTTTGAGTTCCTGACACATTCTCAACATTACCATTAGGGTAAATTAAAGTATATGTATATGGTGTAACTCCTCCTATCACCGAAATGGTAATTTCCCCATCATCACTACTACAAGTAGAATTACTTGTTTGAATGGTAACTGAAGCAACTCCGTTAGGTGATACAATTGATGTTTGACCAAATACTTGACAAAATCCTGCATCAGTAACTAAAAATTCATAAGACCCTGAAGATAAACCTGAAATTGTAAAACTTTGAGAATATGAAATATCAACTTGTCCTGTCGAAGCGGAATAATAATATGGTGCAGTTCCTCCGGTAATGTTTAAAGTTATTGACCCATCCGCGGCAAAACATGTCGGAGGATTTGAAGTAAATAACACAATACCAATTGAATTAACATCAACAACCGTTTCACTTTTACTTAGTTGACAACCATATCCATCGGTTACGGTCACAAAATAAGGACCCGAGGTTAACCCCGTTATTGTCGAACCTGTTTGTCCATTATTCCATAAATAAGTGAATGGTGGTTCTCCTGTCAATCCTGTAACACTTAATTTTCCAATAGGAGTACCCCCACAAGACGAGTTCGGAACCATATATAAACCATAATTTAAAGGTTCAGATTCCTCAACAATAAAATTTTGACTTCTACCAGTACACCCTCCTAAATCCTCAACAGTCATATAATAAGTTCCGGCAGTTAAACTACCAAACTCTATCGTACCTTGATTTGTAATTCCGGATTGACTAAATACATCATTACCGTGATACAAATAATAATTGGTTGACGAGTATTGGGAAGTTGAAGTTCCTGTTACCGAACCATTATTTTGAGAACAAGTAGTATTTTGAACACCTAATATACTACAACAAACCCCACTCGAAACAGGGATGTTTATAAACTCAACTTGATTAACTGGTAGTGAACTATCTGTAACTTGAACAGTATATGTATTACTAAATAAATTTGTTTTGATGACCGATGATGATGTAAGATTAGTGGACAACACCGGTTGAACCCATTGTACCACATAAGGCTCGGAACCACCTGTGATAAATAAATCAATTATACCACTTCCATTATTTTGACAATCCCCCGTTACTTTTATAATATAATCAAACGCCATTAGTTACTATTACAATTTATATTTATTTGTATCCCAACATTTAATGTTACTGATTCATCTATGTTTGTCTGAGAACAAGTTAAACTACTTATCGTTAAAATATTCCCATTTATAAAGTATGTAAATCCATAATCATATAATAACGACAAATTTTGAATTAAGGCATTTCTCCACATTGTATTTGTTGGAACATCGGTATATCCATAACCAACATAAAAAGGCTCTTTAATTAACAATTCTCCACCAATTCTTAAATCAACATACCATTCTGTTTCAACTGAATTTTGAACACAATCATTTAAAGTTAATCCGTTTTGAGCTAACATATTATTAACCCTATTTGCTAAAATACTATTAAAATTACCAACATCCGGGTCACCATTTAACCACGGAAAAATATTAAAATCAATACTTTCAGTAACACAATTAAAATCAAAAATGTCATCAATAATAAAACAAGGGTCAACCGGAACCGGAATAAATTGACAACCTCTTTGTCTTCTATAAACAAATTTTTGTCTATGTAAAACAGAATTTTCCATTTTAATACCCGTATTCCAAATTGTTGTTGCTGGAAACATTTGTTCAACCAACTTCATCCAATAAGGTCCAAGTCCTGTCACATAATCAATTAATTTTTGATATGTATATTTACTATTTGGTAATCCAACTGTTGCTTCAGATTCAATGTATTTCCACCATATTGATTGTAATGTTGGATATCCACCAGTTTTACCATCACTAATATATTGTCTATTTCGAACATTAATCATATTCTCCCAAAAAGTTTGAGAAAATTCAAAAAATGTTTTTTTCTTCGGTTCAGGATTTATAAATGTCCAATCAACCCCTCCAGGAACCGGATAACCAACTGTTAATCCTGACTCAGGAAATGGATAATCATAATTTACTGATTGTCTCCAAACATCGAAAACAAGACCTTGTGACGGATTTAAGAATAAATCAACATTTTTAACATTTAATACTAATCTTTCATCATCAACATAATAGTAAGCATTATAATCACCATCTGTCGAAATTCTTATTTTATTATCTTCCTCTAACCAAGATTTTTTATTATCAATAACTTTTTTCAATTTAAACCCTTCGTTCATATAAGGGAATTGTCTAAACCTATCTAAGTAAGGTTGTCCATAGGTAAATGGTTGTAATTTGGTTTGAATGTCAAAATTTTGCCCGGTAAAAACATCTCCGGTTATAACCACTTCATCAGGACTCCTATGTTGAGGTGTTGATTCATACCAACCAGAACCAACTTGAAAAAAATAACTTTCCGTATTTACCGGCGCTTTTGGATAACCAAAAACATCAATGGGATACTCATTTAATCTAATAGAAACATCTTCGTAAGTGGCAATAGATGTAAAAGCCGAAAAAATTCGTCCTTTTATTTTATATGTTTGTCCCGGTAAATATGCCGGTGTATTATCAACATAAGTTCCTCCTGAAATTGAAGCCCACTGAGTGTTGAATTGCTCCAAATTAATTTTTTGGTCAGCCAAATAAATATGTTCATTATATTCAATAAGTGAGTCCGGAGCACCGATTAATCTCATTAAAAATTCAACCGACCTTCTAGTACCTTTTGATTTGAATAGGTATGACGCATTTAGAATTAAATTACGATAAAATGCATAATTAATTTCTGTCGGCGTTAGAGCTCTAGCATAACCCGGATATGTTGGTGTTGAAGTATTACCAAAAACCGATTCTAAAAAATCCTCATCTGTTATTGGTGAGAAATTTGATGACCATCCCAATGTTTGAGCCAAATTAACAAGTAATTGAGATGGTATATCATTAGACGGGTTATAATTAACCGAGTTCATATACGCCAAAGCATCAATAAATTGTTTTATTTGGTCAAAACTTCTTCCGTATATTTGAAATATTTTTTCAACTTTCTGACCTAAAGTATCAAATTCTTTTAAAGAATCCGTAACTAAAAATCTTGAAATTAAATTTGTTTTAAACGAATCTAAATTTTCCGCAATTTCATCTAACTGACTCAAATAATTTTCAAATAAAAATGACCTAATATCTAAATTCCAAACACCATCTTTTGGCCAAGTAACTTGTTGAAAATTAGTAAAAAACTCCCCATTTTCAGTTTGAGCCGGAACTTGGAATACCGCAGTATATTCAGGTTTAATTAATCGATTTAATAAAAATTTCTCAACCTCATCAAAGTTTTCCGCAAATATTTTATCAGCAATTAAATCATTTGGTCTAATTTGATATTCCTCAAATATAGTTGTCGCGGTTGTTCCAAATGGAGCACCTGAAACATAAAAGGCGATATACCCACTAGTTAAAGACTCCGAAGGTTGGAATGAGTTAATCTTGTAAATATCATCATTAATACTAACACAATAATCCAAATAAGTGTTAAATAAATTTCTATAAGGAGATGTAGTAATTTCCCTCAAATTTAAATTTGATGAAGCATTTACAGAATAATCAATATCAAAAGGATTTTTAATTCTATCAACATTAACCTCAAAATATGTTTCATCCTCAATCGGGTCATAACTTATATTAATCGCAGTTGCACCTGTAATAAACTCCAAATTAGAAAATTGAATATCAAGTGACGCTGGAAAATAATTAATAATTTTAGTTGCAGATACTTGGAATCTTTTTCTTAAAGACCCATACATTGAAAAGTTAAGAACTTGAGACACATCATAGTTTGGATAAACTCTGAATTGTGTCGCCAAAATTCTTCTACTTTCATTAACATCTTCAATGTTTAATGATTGTAAACTTAATGGTTCCGAAAAAGCACCTACATTAAATCGTCTATTAACTTTTTCAGTAACTGAAGTTGTAAATTCAAAATTACCTTGCGTTAACCCTCCCCCTTCAACAGTTTGTAAACCTACAATGTTGTCGGAAAAAGTCCCCGCACCACTACCTGGTCTTGGAGGATAAAAGTATTTTGTTGTTTTTATATTTACAGCCATTAAGTTGTTATATTTGTAAAGTTTTTACTGAAATCAATATTATTACCTCGACTCTGTCTAACCTCATAAAGAAGAGCATTAAATTGGTCTCTAACTTCGTATAAGTTGTATTGTCTGTAGATATTATTTTGAGTATCATAGATAGTATAAATTCCATCATCAATTGATTTGGTTTGATTACCATAAAGAGCAATTGCAAGAGATGAAATATCGTATTCAACCATTTCAATTTCAACCGTTACAGGGTTGAAGAATGTATTGGTAATAATAATATCTTGGCTTGGTTGTCCAATAAATGGAGTCGCATTTGGTTTATTCGTTGGAGATGACGATGGTGATAAAGTTAAAAATATTAAATTTGAACTACCATCGACATATCTATATCTAATCGACTTTTGTTGTGTATTAACTTCATTTGTAACCACAGGTTCACAATAAAAACTTGAGGTAACTACTCTAAAGAAATTTGGTATTTTTGAACCATCCGGATTTAAATATTCAATTCTAAAACCAACTAAACCTTGAGGAACAAATTTGTTTTGATATTGTGTAGGAACATTTGCCAAATCAATAACTAAACCTTTTACATTTGGTAATGCGCTTAAGACACCACAATCCGTAATAGTAGTTCTAATTTGAGCAGGTCTCAAATATAATGTATAGAAACCAAGTGCGTTGAATTGGTTTGCCGGTAATGTTAAATTATATAACCCACCTAAAACCTCAACACCAGCATTCCCACCGGTTTGTGAATTTTCAAAGTAAGGTCTAAGGATGGTTTGAGCGTCCAACTTCGTTAAAACGAATTGGTCTGTAACATCTCTACTTGGAGTGTAATTTAATATCACCTCAACATCTGCAGGTGAAACATCTGAAGGTCTTACTGTACCGTAGCTAGCAATCGCCATATATTCTTATTTAATTTATAAATAGTTTAGTTCTTTTTTTCTTTTAATTTTCTTTATCAACAACATTAAAAAACCCATACCCGTAGTTAATCATGTCCCCCAAGTTGTCAACTTCTCCAATTCTTTGCACTCTTTCATAGGTACTATTTTTCCCTCTCTCGATAAAAACATTAGTTTGAACCTGTGCTTGGTCCACAACTTTTAATAAAACTTCATCTTTTGTTATTGGAACTGCTGTTAAATTATTTTCAGTTAATCCTGAAGATTGTTCAAAATAAATGGTAGTTCCATCATTATAATCATAATAATTTATTCCAGTAATTGTATAGGCAGTATATATTGGTGTGACATCTGTAATCGCACCCCAAATCTGTCCGTTACTAATTACCGGTAATCCGATTCTTTGATTGATTGTTAAATCTCCATAAGTTTCCAATTCAGTAATTCTTGATTTACTAATACCTGAAATTGTGAATGGTATTGTCACATAATTGTTTGATGTTTGTTCAGAAACTTCATTAACCGCATCTCCTGAAAATATATAATCATACGATACTGAGGTTCCAATCCAATTTCCGGTTGAAGGTGCGAAAAACGCCTCTCCTTGAGGATTGAATATTTGAACATCACTAAACGGTGTTGTTATAGTTTTTTGAACTTTAGTTATTCCCCATGGATTAACTTGTTCTAATGTAATTGTATATTTTCGATTTTGAATAGGGTATGTATGAGAAATCGAATTTGGAGCATAATTTGTTATAGTTTGAATTGGTGAGTTATCACCCCAATTAATTCGATATGATGATAAATCCAAAAATTTTTGAAATTCATCTGAAGTGTTATAAACATTATACACATATGGATTCTCAGTTGTCGATGAAAATATAAAATTCGAAACAACATCTTTTTGTAATACCGCACCATCAAATGGACTATAATATCCTGCATCGACCGCACTTTGTTTAATCAAAATTGGAATAGTTAATCCGGTTAAAATAGAACTACCATTAACACCTGAACTAACCACTTGGGTCATTGCAGAATAAACCCCAACAGGTGTTCCGTCATAGTTTACAACCGATAAATCTCCCAATATCGTTTCCGGTGATATTTTAACTTTATATATGTCTTCCATTATTGTGGTGGGTTTATATATTCATACCATTTTATGGGAATATTCGTTCCCAACCTTTGTCCATAAGTATTAAAAACTTGATAAGTTTGTTTTTGATAATCTAATTTTACGGTATAATAAAAATATAAAAGATTATCAAAATCATATTTGTTTTCCGTTCCCGGGTTTATATTTGATTGAGGACCATTTGTATTATCTAATGGGTCATCACCCCTACCTGTCATCATTTTAGTAAATTGACCTGTTTTCGCATTAAAAAATTTAGCGGTCATATAAAATGTATCTATATCCAAGAAAGTTTTTTTCTTTAACCAATAAATAAAAAACCCTTCTTTATCCCCAACATAATCCAATATAAATTTAGGTTTTTTAACAGACACAACATTTCTTTGCATTTGAGTATCCATCTTTAATCCTTGTTGTGTTGGAATTATAATTGTTAAATAATTCGTTTGTCTTTTTTCATCCGGTGTATCATAAAAATCCAATTTAAAAAATGAATTAGAAAAATTATTATTAAAATAATACAAGTCCTGAGGAGTGAAACCTTCACTCATATAATCAATATTCCAACTAGTTATATCATCTAACGAACCTCCCGAATAAAAATAAAACTCATAATTAATTTCAGTATTGTCGGTCGTTCCAGTTGCAGGTTCATGGGCAAATCTACTCACCTCAAAATCTCTACCAACACCAACAACTTCTTTTATAACTTGAGTTTCATACTCATTGATGGCCATATCTAAACCCAAATAGTCCCAAGTTAATTTAACAGGGATATTAATTTGTTTGTCGGCACCATTAGGTACTATTGTAACTTTATTCACACTCATCTATTAAAGGTTTTACTGGGAAATTTATTCCATTTAATTCTTCGTTATAATTAACCCCTTCAGGTATCAATCTAAATACAATATCTGCAAATGGATAATGTGATGTGTTTAGAAACGGATAATCAACACCTCTATCCAAATTATCAAAATAACCATAAGTATATAAATCTCTCCATCTAAATTGTTGGTCCGATTCAGAGTAAAAAGAATACCCCGGTAATTGGTCAATAAATTGAACATCACCAGTTTCAACATAATCAGAGAATACCTTTAAAGTCATTTTATTATGTGGTTTATAATAAAATCCGGGAGTGTTAGTTGAATAAACATTTGTGGTTTGAAAAACTTGTTGGTTATAATTTAACTTTTGATAATATGGTGAGATAACTCTTTCAAGCTGTTCATAATCATTCCATTCACAAAAATCCCCATATAATACATCGTCTTTAGATAAATTTTGGTTATAATAGAATGTTTTAGTCGCACCACTGGTGAGAGTATATGACGAAACAGAAACATCCTCACAAGTTGATTCAAAATTATCCAAATCCCAATATTCATTTAATTGTCGACTCAAATTAAATTCCCATCCCTCTTTTAAACCAAACCCAAATGATGGTTCATTAAAATACCCTGAATACCCTTTGTTTATTATCGTTAAGTATAATTCACTTAAAGGTCTCATTTGATTATCTCGATAACTTGATAAATCCAAATCATAAGCAGATGTAATATTATACGAATTACTACTTGTTTTTTGAGAAATTCTTGAAATTTGATTTGGAGTTATTGAACTATATTCAAATTTTTTTTCTTCATTAAACACATTTTTTTCAAAACCATTTTTGGTAACAATTAAATCTTCAAGGTTGGTCAAAACTTTATGTTTCCTAACATAATACTTTGACCTTGTTTCTAACAAATTATCCGGATTAATAACTCTTTTGAATAAACCTGTTACATTGTCATTAAAAGTACTACCTGTATAACCAATATCCAACACATTAAAAACATATGGGTCACTTTCAACCAATCCATTACCCAATGAAAATACTTGAAAAATATTCGATTCACGATAGGTTAACGATAATTCCACATACTCATCCACAGATAATCCGTGAGGAGCAATACATTTGAACGATATTAAACCATTTCCATTTATTTCAATATTTTCAATTATAAATGGAATACCATCTTGAGCAACCCAACTAATATCATTGGATATGTCAGAATAATATGATAATTTTTTTGTATAATCATTCTCGAATGGATATGTTAAATAATACATCCAATTATAAGTGTAAGCACTTTTTGATTTATAATTAATATGTTGGTCTTTAACATCCGGTCTAAAGAAATCAAATTCATAATATTGCGGATAACCTTTCCATACACCATCATTAAAAGAAGATTCAGGATTTACATAATATAAATTATATTGGAATGGTAAGTAGGTGGTGTTACCTGTATATGTATTTGAATAGATATAATTTACTTTAAATGTTGGTCTAAAAATAGTACAAGATTGTCTTTCATCGTCATAAACTTGAGCCAGACTAACTGTAGTATTTTTATCATACTCCGTAATTTGTTGACTCGTTTGATTCAATGTAATACTTACCTTCTCATCAACAGACGGTGAACCTTGATATTTTAATCTACTTGGTATTATTGTAAAATTATTCATCTATGGAATATTTTTCTTTAAATTTATCTAACGCCGTTTCCCCTTTTACCACACCAAAGTAAAAATGATATGGAGCTCCAACTAAAAATTTAGGATTACTAATTAATGAGACAGAACTTGAATAATTACCATCGTTATCAACCCCAAATATATACCCTCTAGCCAATAAATCTTGATGCACTACATCAATATTTGAAGGTAAAAAATACTTAGTAGTTAAACTAGCCCTATCTAATCCTTGGTAATAAGTGTTTTGTATTATATCATTTGGATTTGTCGCCCAATTATTATATTGTCCCCCAAATAAATTTAAAGGGGAATTGTCATTAGGTCGTTTACCATTTAACCCCCATTGGTAAAAAGGCACTACTTGTGATTTAATACCGTAAGGATATGGGTAAAATCCAACATTATCATTACCCCTAAAATTAATTCTTCCAGGTGTTAAATAATCTTTAGTTTGTAAATCTTGAGTAGTCGATGAAAACCAAACAGCCATTGTTGGATTTTCTTGACTACCCAAAATAGTTGTTGGAGGTCCCCCATCAGTTTCATAAAATTCAGGTGAAAAATTTATATTACCTATCTCACAATTAATTGACATTAATTGTGCTAAGTCACCGTCAACTCTTCTACGTCTACCTAACAAATCGTTAGTTTCATTACGAGAAAATAATTGTTGTAATGAATTATCACCTAATGGTATTATTTGAGCTAAAAAACCTTCGTCTGTGATTCGACTAATAACAAATAAATTAATTAAATCTGAAGTATCACCATAACTTGTTGGATTAATATTCGGTAATATGTAACCTTTATTTGATGGGTCAAAAGTTATTTCAGAATAAAAATAATCTTTAACACCTAAATTTATTATTGTCGTTGGGAACATAAGATTTATATCATTAACCTTAAAGTCATTATTAGTTCTATTACCCACAAATTTATTAGTAATATAATTATAAGGACTACTTCTATAATAAAAATTATTGGTCTTATCATCAAAATAAGCCAAATCCTTACAATACCTTGGAGGTAATGGTTTATTTTGTTTATTATAATAAGTGTCAACTTGAATCGGAAACATATATAATGAACCGTTAACCCAATTATTCATAAATGATTGTGCTAAAACACCTCTACATAAACCATAAAAAAATCTAAATCTAAAACTCCATTCACCAAAAGTACCAATATCTTTAACGATATCAATCAAAGGTCTTCTCATAAACATATAACATCCTCTTTCAACCGCATCACTATCTTCACATGATTCATTTACTTGAAAATCCCCTCCAAACCCTTCATAACATTTCAAACTAACCATATTTTCACAATCAAAACTTGCAAGAACATTACTTGACGCCGGTAACCCTTCTAAATCCACAGTAACTTGGTCAGCACCTGTGGTAAAACTTTGAGAACTGGCACTATCCGACTCTGTACTAATAACATAAATTTCAAAATTATTATTTTGTTGTAATAACGCCGGATTATTATCCCAAGAACTACCATCTAATTTATCTGAACTAGGTAATCTATCAGTTCTTAAAACATTTTTTTGAGGAACACTAATATTCATTAAATTATTCTGTGAAAATGTTTTAGTGTAATAAAAATAATCAAAATATGAATAATCAAAATTTATTATTTGATTAATCTGAACAGTATAATCTCTACTTGACATAGCAGACACACCCGATACATTCTCACTATTATCATATCTAGTACTGTTTGATTGTAAATTCCAAAACCCGTTTGAAGTAAAAGACAATATCTTATTCCCTGACTGTCCAAATCTTAAAGATGATGGTAAAGGCAACGCATTGTTATCTAAACGACTATAGTAAGTTGTTGCGGACGTTGTAAATCCCGAATATTGATTTCCAGGATTAAAAAAATATGACTGATAAAACATATCATTCTGACTATATGGTTGTACACTAATACTAGTATTACTCAATTTCTGAATTGGTATATTTAATCTTGTTGTCGCCGTCACAGTCCAATTTGGGTCATCTTCTGTAACCCCAAATAATGAACCTAATTTATATTCATTAGTGTATAATGGAGAATATGGGTCAACACCTCTTTGTAAGATAAGAATATATTGAGCATCATAATCTTCAAAATATTCAGTTGCAGTAACTTGTAAAATAGAATTCAATTCTCCTAAATTTAAACCCGCATTTACCTGAGAATAAGAATAAATCGATGTCGGCTCATTTAAAACATTTGGAAATGACTGAGTAGTACCTGAATTCCAAATAGATGAAGCTTGTGAAACAGTTATTGCTGTCACAACTTGATAATATTCAATATCTGAAGGAAATTTGTATTTAATTTCTGTTGAACCATACGGTAATTCGTAACTAGTCATCAATTCAGTCGTTTGACTACCATCAGTAGGATTAGCATAAACAATATCCACATTTGTCTGACCACTACCATTATATGAAGTTCCACTAATTCCTGTAATAATACCTGAAGATGTATTTGCAGTATAAGTATAATTTTTATCTCCCGTATTCTCAAAACTAACAAAACTAAGTAAGGTACCCGGACTCAATTCCTCTTGAGATAAAATAGTTAAAGTATTATCATAATGATATTTACCAATATTTTCATCTTTAGAAAAACTAACTTTAATTTTATTAACCCCAGTAAAATAATTCGACCTTTGATTAAAAAGATTAATTCTTTCCCCAATCGGTAAACTTTTACTAGATAACACTTTTTTAACTCCATTATATGTATAAAAATCACTAATAGGTAATTTATATCTAGAATTATTAGATACGAACGATTGATTACTATAACCTCCTAAAACTTGAGAAAATACATTAGATAATAATATCATATTTTGTTCAGTCTCTGCTGAAAAATTAGCCTCTAATAATGGAGTATAACTACTTTGTAATGAAAAATTAGTTAAAACTCCTGAAGGATTAGGATTACCATTATTATAACTATTATTTGCACTAACAGATGTTTCTTGTTTACAATCACAAGCCTGACAATCCGGATAAGTAATCATCGGAATTCTAAATACATAACTTCTATTATCACATTTTATTTTCAATGAACGACAAATCCATCTAAAAGGTCTAATTCTAAGTATTTTAATACCACATAACCCACAAAGAGCACTTATCACAATATTATATAAAAATAATATAATATGCATAGCAATTAAAATTCCTATAAATGCTGGTGATAAAATTGTTAATAAAATTGAAAATAAAAAAAATAATAAATCAAAATTCCTAAATCCGTCATTTACCGGAAATTTATTATTACTACTATCACAACTATCATCATCAATTTCTTTAATACCAATAAATTGACCCTTATTACCTTTCTTATATTGGTCAATTAATGATGAGACAGTATATACCTTATTAAAATCAAACTGATAAAAAGTATCTTCACAATTAATAACTTCATTAAGTCTATCTATTTGTTCTGTACTGGTAAACCCATCAGTATATCCACTCCAATCTAACCCAAAATAATAAGAACTAGATAGTTTTTTTCTATCCGAAGTAGTACCTTGAGTGTATGGGTCGTCACTAGCATTTGACCACCCATATTCCTTAACATTTGGTACTAAATAATATGGTCTTCTAGTTTGAAGAGTTAAATCATTAGGTTGTTGCCATTTAACTTTAAATCTATATTTTCCTTTTGTTGGAATACCAACTGTTGGGTCATTTGACAAAACTTTCTCCCCAAATTCATTGGTTATAAAATAATCTAAATTCATTGGGAGTTCGGTCATCCAAACACCATTACCATCAATAATATTTCCTGATTGTTCTAATTGGTATTGTTCTAATATTGGATTTCCATCACTATCTTCTTGTATTGTTTGTCTAATTCCAAGAATTTGTCCCGGACTTGTTGTTAATCCACACAAATTACCTAAATTATCATTAGGTTTACAATTTTTTCTAACTCTAAATTTATCTCCGGATGAAAAAATTGAACCCATAAAAACCGAAGTAGGTTGAATATCAACATTTGCATCATCTCTTAAATCAAAATCAACACGATTAACGGCAATTTGACAAATATCCGGGTCACCCCATAAAGGACTAACATCTAATTGTTTAGTTAGAGATATAATTTGAGGTAATGAATTTAAGTCATTGGATGTTTTAAAACGATTTCCGGCAACTTGTCCTTCCGTTGCTAACCCCATTCTAATCAAATCTTGAGGTGTTAATGAAAATTCACCAATGTCAGACAAATCAACATCCATAACAAGGGTTTGAGACCCCAACGGAGCACCCATAATCATATAGTCACCACTCTCATTAGTTTTTGTAGTATATTTGTAGTAAGTATCGTATATTTCAACCGCGGTCGCTCCGGTTAAAGCGTCGTCTCTTGTAGGTAATGTCCCTGTAGCGGCATGTGCAGAATATGATTTTTCGTAAGGTAATAAATTGTATCGATAACCATCTTCATTTTTATCTGAAGGTGATTTATATGGGTATATACTTGATATTAGAGGGTTTGATTGGTCTACATTCCTAATTGGCACAAAAACAGAAACTCGAGCATTTGGAATACCAAATCCGTTATTTGCCGTAACCCTACCAACAATTACCCCATAATCAGCACAACTTCTTGTGTAGATGTCACTTTGTTGTATTTTTAAAGATAAAATTTCTAAAAACTCAAAATCTTGGTCTAACTGAACATTAATCGTTTTATTTACACCTAATTCGGTTTTAATCCTATATGACTGACCCATTAAATTCTTTTAATTATAAATAGTTTATGTCCCATTTTTACAAAATAGATACACTACTTTAATTATAATATAGTTAAGTCAGAAATAAACCTGTTAAGAGAAGGTTACTGATTGGAAATTTTTAACGGATACTCTAATATCTTTATTTGGATATCTAACCTGATAAACTTGTGAAGGTTGAGCAAAAATTGTATCATCAACAGGAGCAATTTCTTTTGTTTCAGGATTTGCATACACCATAGATGTTTCAGCAGATGAATATTGTCCTCCAACATTGTTAAACACATTTAATCCCGCAACACTTAATACACCATTTTGATTTTGTATAATACTTTTTAATTCTGAAAGATTAACATTCTGTCCTAACTCCCTAATTTGTGGGTTTAAATAAGTGGAAACTCTATCAACCACATCAGCAATTACTTGACCAGAATTTTGAGCGGAATCTAACACAATCTGAACATCAATACTTAAATCAATCACCTCAGCGGTTAATATCGAAATATAATCATTCATCATTCGATAGTTCGATAAATAATTTGCAACATTTTGTCTTAAAGTGTCAGATACAATATTAGTTAATCTACCTGATGTATCATAAGATAATAATTGAATTAATATCTTATTATTATTTTCAGTTATTGACACTTTTGCCGGAGCACCAAATTCAGAAGGCATGTTACGAATAATTGATTCATAATCTTGAACGGTTACAGCTCTTTTTTGAGCTGCAAAATTAAAAGACACATAATTTCTAATTTCTTCTAATGATGGTGTTCCCGCTCCACCAATAGCTGCAGTTACATTATTACATCTTAATGAATTTACTACGGATGAATTTGTTGACTCAGATGGTCCGTTCACGAAGAAATTTACAGTCCCAATTTGATTTATAACATTAGTCCCTAAATTTGTTGCTAAACCACCACCAACTCTATATTGTATGAATAATGTTGAGTTCGGTTTTAATGCAGAACCTAATGAAAGGTTATTGGTATATCTTTGTAAATCAATTGTAGCACCAAGTGTTGTAAATTGGTCTAAGGCATCTTGGGCTGTATTTGTTCCACCACCAAAAGTTAATTTCTTAAACCCTTCAGGTGTATATTCACTTATAAATCGATTTTGAGTTTGTATGTATTTACCCACTTTAATCCCTGGTTGGTCAGACACTTTGGTCGGGTCTTCAATGAATATTCTATCTTCCGCCAATGAATCAACTTCATACCATTTATTAACCGGACTTAAAAACTCCGCAGTTGATGGTATATTCGTATATTCTGTCCCACTTTTTAATAAAACACTAGTAATACCTAAAACATTTTTTTCAGGTAAAAATAATTCAAAAAATGGTTTAACATCGTTAGGTGTTATTACTTGTTTAAAAACTTTTGTAATACCATTAACAACCAACTCTCTTTTTGTAATAGTATAATTAACTAAAACATTATTTGCATTAAAGTTTGGAATTTTTAATCTATTTGGAAACCCTTGAGCATTGTATGGCGACGCAAAATCAATATCATAAACATTTTCAAAAACAATTCCGGCACCCACAACTTGAGAACCTCTTGTTAGTGTACCAAGATACCTCTCGTCTTCTTTATCACCAAATGCTGGTACGGTAATTGAAAAATCAACTAAAGACACTGATGGTCTTTGTCCCGGTAATTTCAATCCATAAGTTCTTGCAATATTATAAATTGAAGACCTTTGTTGAGCATATTGTAGAACCGTTTCTTGAACACTTCTATCAATATGGTAGTGTAAGTTATCAGCAACCGCAGCATTCAAATCTAAAAATACTGAGAATACTGATGCATCATTAAAATCTTGAATCAGTTCAGGATAATAAGTCCTAACATAGTTTAATAACTCAGTTCTAATTCCCTGAAAATCTCTTGTAGTATAAGATATATTACGATTTGCCATATGTTTTTAAATATTAATTATAATAAAATCACTCGGTCCAAAAGCATTATTACTTGTCGAGTAGTCTATTTTTATTTTTGCAGTGTATTCTGATGTCCCTTTTCCGGGAAAACGATAAATTGAAGCAACATTTGACCCTACCGTTGTGATACCCATATCCAAATCAGCTTCCTCAGTTGGGTCAGCAGGACTTATAGTTATTTGATTTAATAATAAATTTGGCATATAAGTCGCAACTGCGTCTCTAATATCCGATTCGATTGCATCGAATGTTAATCCATCAAATGGTTCAAATAAAAATTCATAAAGTCTAGTACCAAAATTAGGTAAATAATACCTTGAACCTTTTCTTGTTAATAGTAAATGTATTAAATCCGCCTTAATTTCGTCTGATTCAAATTGAGTTAACTCCAAATAATCTCCTCTTACAGAATCTCTGAAAGGAAAATTAATACCATATGTAATTCCATCTGCCATAACTATAAATATAGTGTCTTGATTATTTTTAATAAATACCCTAAAATGAAAAATCACGACAAAATGTCGTGATTTATATCTTGTTTTTTTATATTAAGAACCACACCCAAAACATTCAAATTCTGAATCTGTCGGTTTTGTTGTATTCTCAACAATATTAACTTTTGGTTTTTCTTGTTTATCCGGTGATTGGGTCACTTTTGAAATATCTACCGCCAAGTGTTTAGCTCCAGTCGATATCGCTTTAGTTCTCACATAATAACAAAGTGTTTTTAAACCTTTTTTCCAAGAATGAAAATGTGATGATGAAATTTTTGATAATGTTGGTTCAGACATATAAATATTCATTGATTGTGATTGGTCAATAAATGGTGCTCTATCCGCCGCCATATCAATTAATTCCCTCTGAGATATTTCCCAAATAGTTTTATATTTTGGAATTAAATGCTCAATTCTCTTAACTTTTTTATTGTAATTTTTTTCTTCAGGGTCAAGATATTGATTAAAGTTAATATTTTGAATTGAACCTTCATTCATTATAATTTCATTTTTTAAGTCTTCACACCAAACACCAATTTTTTCAAAATCATTGATAAGGTATTTATTAACAATTAAAATTTCTCCCCCAACTACACGACGATTAAATAACGCTGAATGAGCCGGTTCAGTCATTTCAAATGAACCTGTAATTTTAGCTGAAGACGCAACTGGCATCTGAGCCGTGAATAATGAATTACAAACACCATGCTCTGATACTTCCAATTTAAGTGAATCCCAATCCCATAATCCACTTAATCCTTCATAATCTAATCCCCACATATCAAATTGGAATATTCCTTTTGACATTGGTGAACCTTTAAAGAATTTATATGGTTTGTATTTACCTGATTTACATAACTCCATACTCTCGGTGATTGCCGCGAAATATATAGTTTCAAATATTTCTTTGTTCAATTTTTTAGCCTCCTCTGAAGTGAATATATAATCCATTAAATAGAATACATCCGCAAGTCCTTGTGTTCCAATTGCAATTGCTCTTTGTTCTAAACCACCTTTTCTTC